ATGATTGACCCCGATCCGTCAGTATTAAAACCTGATCCGTCAGATAAAAGATCTTCTTGTCCGGACGCTTCGCAACCGGACCCGCAGACGGCTGAACAGGATTTTTTAACCCGACACCCTGACGCGGTTGTGTTCAGTGCGAAAAAACGCCAGTGGGGAAGTCAGGAAGATTTGGTGTGCGCACAGTGGATCTGGGGACGAATCGTGAGTCTTTACGAGCAGGCGGCCAGCTATGATGGCGAGATCACTAGACCGAAAGAACCCAACTGGACAGCATGGGCCAATGACGTTCGCACAATGCGGATGCTGGATGGCAGAACTCACAGACAAATTTGTGAAATGTTTGGGCGTCTCCAGCGGGATTCGTTCTGGGTAAAAAACATCATGAGTCCGGCAAAACTCCGGGAAAAATGGGATGAACTGGTTATCCGCCTGGGGCGTTCGCCTGCGCAGCGTTGCGTGAATCACATTTCTGAACCGGACACTGAAATTCCGCCGGGCTTCAGGGGGTAAGTGTTAATTTCTGGTCATGAGGTAATTTTCAGGAGGGCTTGTGGCAAAAGTTTTTACACAAGAAGAGCGGGAAAAAATTAAAGGGCTGATCGTGGAATTCGTACGCCTTAACGGACGAGGCACGATTCGGCAGTTATCGGATGAAATTGGTGTCAGTCATGCGTCTGTCGGTCGTTTATGCATGGAGCTGGCCGCCAGTGGTGATGTTTACAATTCCGGTTACGGAGTATTCCCGTCTGAGCAGGCGCGCAAGGACTGGCAAAACGCCCGCAAAAAACTCTCAAGGGCAAAGCTGAAGAAACCATCTGTGGTTGATCCGGACCTTATCTGGCTATTACCAGACGGCGAAATACGCCGCTACGACAGGCGTCAGAACATAATCTGTCGCGAGTGCCGGAAGAGCGAAGTTATGCAGCGCATATTGTCGTTTTATCAGGGTAATTTTCAGGAGGTAGCGCAGTGAGTGCACCGGCAACCATTCTTGATATGTGCTGTGGCAGCCGCATGTTCTGGTTCGATAAGAATGACGACCGGGCGATATTTAGCGATATCAGAAAGGAAGAGCACACATTATGTGATGGACGAAGACTGATAATTAGCCCTGACCTGATAGCAGATTTTCGTGCATTACCATTTGCAGACGCATCGTTTCCGGTTGTTGTATTCGACCCTCCGCATCTTGAGCGTGTTGGTGATAACGCCTGGATGGGAAAGAAATATGGACGGCTGAATAAAGATACCTGGCGTGATGATTTGCGGCAGGGATTTAAAGAAGCCTTTCGTGTGTTGCGGCCATACAGCGTTCTGATTTTTAAATGGAATGAAACGCAAATACCTGTTCGCCAGATATTGGCACTGACCGACAGAAAGCCTGTTATCGGTCAACGAACAGGAAAGGGTGACAAGACCCACTGGATTATTTTTATGAAGGAGGCGACCAGTGAGCAAGATTGACTATCAAGAACTGCGCGAGGCGGCGGAACAGGCAACGCAAGATGAATGGGTAGCATATATTTTGCCGGGTCATAACGCATTTATCCTGCGCGCACGTCTGAGGGTAGGCATTGCGGATACTTTATTGACTGGCCTGGCGTCTGTCAGGGGCGGGAGAGCATCAACATGAGCATCAGAACCTACGCAGTGAATTGCAATGACGCATGGCTAAACACCGAAGGTGATGACATCTCCGGCTCATACGTTAAGTACAAAGACCATCAGGAAGTGGTTGCCGCTCTTGAGGCCAAGTGCGCGGCGCTGACAGCGGAGAATGCGGGAATAAAGTCTGCAATTCCAGAATCACGGGATATTGAGGATGACAATGACAATATGGATGACGTATCTCTCGCGGAAGACTTCGGGTTCAATCATGCAATAGAACGGATGAGGAGACAGATACCTGAAACGCCAACCACTGATGCTTTCCTGGCTGAAGTCCGGGCGCAGGGGGTGGATGCTGCTATAGAAGCTGCAAAAAATCTGGTGGCCCAAGAATATGAGTATAAGGATTTCAAAGCGGCGCAGAGTGATTGCTGTATGCACCCTGGTTCAGACCTGGTAGGGAAGGTTGAAATGACTGAGTGGTTAGTTGACTTTGCTGCCCAGCTTCGCAAAGGAGGCAACCAGTGAGCGAAATTAATTACCAGGCACTGCGTGAGGTGGCGGAACGTGCAATTCCAGCAATGGAACGCCTGTTAATGTTGCCAGCTGATGATGATTTGTTAAGTGAACAGGAACTTAAAGATTACGGTGTGGATATTGATGCGCTCAATGCCTTCAAATTTCTGACCGGACCAGAAACCGTGCTGGCACTACTGGATGAACGGGAAAGAAACCAGCAATACATCAAACGCCGCGACCAGGAGAACGAGGATATTGCGCTTACGGTTGGGAAGCTGCGCGTTGAGCTTGAAGCAGCAAAATCAAAACTCAACGAGCAGCGCGAGTATTACGAGGGAGTTATCTCTGATGGGTGCAAGCGTATTGCTGAACTGGAAGCACGGGAAGTTCAATTACCGACTCGCTACGACCTTCGATATGGACACCCGATAAATGCAGATGAGCGACAAGTCATGATACCTAAAGAAAATGGCAGTTGGCTTTACCTGATTGACCTAGAACACGCATTACGCGTCGCTGACATTCGTATCAAAGGAGAGTGATATGGCCACTTTAACAAAAAAAGAACGGGCATGGTTGAATGAATTACAGGACGTTCTTGATCGCTGTCCATCACCAAAAAAAATTGGTTTTTACACCATTGGCGATAAAACCATTTACCTGTATGACCTACGCCGCATGGATGAAATCATGGAGGCTCTTGATAATCGTTCGTCGATGGATTGGTGTGTTGCTGTCCATGATATGAATGCAGGGTTTGATGAAAAGATTTTGTTCCCCTCATCAGTTGAAAGCACTGCGGGTTAAGGAGTAACACATGACCACTATAACCAAAGAGCGACTGCTGACAATCAAGCAGTGGCGCGAAACATACGGACCGGGTAGCAACGTTGTGCTTCCAGCAGAAGAAGCGGAAGAGCTGGCACGGATTGCGCTGGCATCACTGGCAGCAGAGCCGGTGGCAAAGATTATAGCTCATTACCCATTAGGAGTTGACGTAGGCAAACAAAAATTCGTACAGGCCATTAGAGAGCTTCCTGACTTTGGCGGATATCTATTTGCCGCCCCTCCAGCGCCGATAGTGCCGGAAGAAATGTATTGGCAGGATGCGCCAGTTGAAGGCAGCAGCAAAGCGGCTGCATACGCTACAGGCTGGAACGATTGCCGCGAAGCCATGCTTCAGTCCGGAAACTTTCGGGAAAATAAAGATTCGTCAACCAATAATTTTCGGAAAATCCCGGAAGCGTCAACCAGCTCTCCGGTAACTCCGGATGGTTGGATAAGCTGTAGTGAGCGAATGCCGGACGACAGGCAGGAGGTGAATCAATGAGCTGGCCTGATGCAATCGTAACTCTGGGGGTGGTATTCGCAGCAGCGTTTGTTGTGTTCTCGATTTGTCGATGGGGATAACCACATGTTCGCTTTGATTCAACGCGGTCAGATATACACGGACAGAGCCGGATACCCCGTGGTGATTACTCGCATCACTGAGCACTCAGTGTTCTTTCGACGGATGGACGGACGATCCGGGCGGGTACGCATTGGTGAGTTAAACTGCCTGTTCGAACATATTGACCACCAGGAGTACCGCAAAATTCTCGCGGACACTGAGCAGGAAAAGCACCTAAAAAAATTACGAGCCATAAAAAGGAAGTAAAGAATGAATAAAGCATTTGAACGATGGGTCCACCAGCGTTACGGCAATCGCTATGACCTGACGCGAGATGTTGACGGCTTCTACTGTCGTGAAGTTGTGAAGCGAATGTTTGAAGTGTGGTGCCACTGCCGTGGATGAAAATTTTATGAGGTTGGCATGCAGACAATCATCTATCAGATAACCCCCAGCAAATGGTGTACGGAGAGAGTCCTCATTGCATCAACAGGGCTAAAGCCTGGCACCATTGAGCGGGCAAGAAGAAAGTCATGGATGCAGGGAAAAGAATACCGCCATTACGCTGTAGAAGGTGATCCGGGGCACTACAGTGAATGCCTGTACAACATCGAAGAAATTATGCGATGGATCGAAAACCAGAAACAACCAGGTGCCAAAAATGCAAGTTCCGGTTAACCTGTTAATGCTCCTGGACGTCTGGGAGGTTTAATGAGTAACGCATCATACCCGACAGGCGTTGAAAACCATGGAGGATCACTCCGTATATGGTTTCACTATAATGGCAAACGTGTCAGAGAAAACCTCGGTGTTCCTGACACAGCCAAAAACCGGAAGATCGCTGGTGAACTTCGCACTTCCGTTTGTTTTGCAATCAGAATGGGGAGTTTCGACTACGCCGCGCAGTTCCCTAATTCCCCTAACCTGAAACACTTTGGTCTGGGAAAAAGAGAGATAACCGTTAAGGCACTTTCGGAAAAATGGTTGGACCTTAAGAAAATTGAGATTTGTGCGAATGCACTTAACCGTTACCAGTCAGTAATTAAAAACATGTTACCAATGTTAGGTGAAAAAAAACTGGTTTCATCCATAACAAAAGAGGATTTACTTTTCGTAAGGAGAGATTTGTTGACCGGTTACCAAAAACTTTCTAATGGAAAGACTTCTTCCATAAAAGGGCGCTCAGTGGTCACGGTAAACTACTATATGACAACCATAGCTGGAATGTTTCAATTTGCAACAGATAATGGTTATACCTCAGGAAACCCATTTAACGGTCTGGCTCCCTTAAAAAAGTCCAAGGTAAAACCAGATCCTCTCACCCGTGACGAATTTATTCGTTTTATTGAGGCTTGCCGTCATCAACAAACAAAAAACCTGTGGATTCTCGCTGTATACACGGGTATTCGTCACGGGGAGTTGGTATCGCTGGCATGGGAAGATATAGACCTTAAAGCAAGGACTATAACCATCCGTAGAAATTATACAAAACTTGGCGAATTCACTCCACCAAAAACCGATGCAGGCACCGGAAGGACAATTCATCTGGTTCAACCAGCTATTGATGCTCTTAAAAGCCAGGCGGAAATGACCATGCTTGGAAAGCAACATTCTGTAGAGGTGAAGCAGAGGGAATATGGGAGAACTGCTGTGCATAAATGCACTTTTGTTTTTAGTCCTCAGGTAACAAAACAGCAGCAGTTGTCCGGACCTCACTACAAGGTTGACTCCATCAGGGAGTCATGGACAAGTATCTTAAAACGCGCAGGTCTGAGACACAGAAAATCGTACCAATCCAGGCATACTTATGCATGCTGGTCACTTGCCGCAGGAGCTAATCCTAGTTTTATCGCAAGCCAGATGGGCCACACAAACGCACAAATGGTATTCAATGTTTACGGAGCATGGATGAAAGACAACAATCACGAACAGATAGAACTCCTTAACAAAAGACTATCTGAAAATGTCCCATGTATGCCCCATAAGAAAGTTGGGTAA